CTAATTTGCCTGGTATTGTTTTACAACCAGCAACAGCAGCAGTTATCTGCTCACGCAAAGATGAACTGTTTGGATCAGACATGTACTCATTGTACAGTTCTTCAAACAGTTCACCTTGATTCTTAGTTGGTTTACCCAACGAACGATCAACAGCAAGTTTTAATAACTTAGTTGAGAACATATTATTATGGAATTAAGTTACCATCCTCATCATACCAGTCATCAGTCACATCTTCTAGTTCTACACCTTTAGGTGCATAAGATGTATCCCATTCTTGTAGAGTTGCCATTGTTACGCACCTTGTAATGATAATGAATTGTGATAGTTTTGCTTAGTGTTTAAGCATGTCTTGTGAATGTCAAAGAGTAACTCAAAGTTTACTCCTTCCCAGTCACACCATTCTGACACATAATCAGAGTTATCAAAATCTCCTGTGCCATCAATATATTGTGGGCATGATCTAAATTCAAGATCATCATCAACCCAGAAGAGTCTGCCAAAGAATTCAGATGAATACATTAAACTTCCTCCTCAAAATAGATACCATGATATGTGTTGAACACATCTAAATCCATGAAATCTTCACGTTGGTACTTCATTGCATTTTCACCTTCAGGTGCTACAATGAATTCTTCGCAAAAATACTCAGCATTTACACCGAGAGTAGTAGCAGCACCGATTAGTTCATCAGTCTGCTCATTAGTGCATCCTAGTTGTTGGATGCAGTATTCAATGTCCTTACTTAATTGTGAGAGCATGACTGTTTAGTATAGTATAGTGATGGTTTCCTATCGCCCCTAGTTCTGAAACCATCAAAGGGAACTAGAGCAGTTGAGGGACTAGGGGCAGTCAATTACCCTAACGTCATGTCTAAGATTTACAACTTCAAAACTCGCAATGAGTACAAGAGGTTCAAATTAAAAGCGTGTTCTACAAAACTTAATTGAAGGTGTCCGCTACCCGTGCCTTGCGTTGATGTCTTAGTAGTTAGGAACCTAGTGATCCCTCAACATTTATATAATAGCATTAAAAAACCCCCTGTATAGGGGGCTTGTGACAGTTCTTAATGTGGTCACTCCTTGGATGGAATGTAGTTCGTGTATGGGATACTACCAGCAGGAGTAACTACGTAAACATCAATAAAATAATCTTGATCAGTTAAGTCAGTATTTTGAGGAAACCAATCATTTGCTTTATCAACTGCTGTTACTTGAGTGTCAAATGTATAAAATATATACTTTTCTCTATATATTTCTACTAATTCATCAGTAGGAATAACATCTTCATAGTATGTTTTAATTGTTGCTTGTTTACTAGCATCAAGAGTAAACCATTTAGAATTATCAACAACCATAACATATTTCTGTGTGCTCTTAGCATACTCAGTAACAACTTCTTGTATATTATATGAATTAAGTGCTACTAACATTATATTTCTCCAGTTTCAATCTTACTAATAAGATCATCAAGATAATCAACACCTTCCTTGTCATTCTCTGCCTTAATTTTAGCTGCTTCCTCTTCTATAGTAAGTACACTATAACTCCATCTTGTAACAAATGGACTGACCATAATGCGATGTGCCATATCATCACCTTCTGTTGATGACACTGCAATTCTAGATGCAACATAAAATGCCATTCTCTGTGTATACTTTCCTAAATTAGCGTCTTGCATCTTCCAGAAATGATATGAACTTTTAAGATATTCAGTTTCAGTTCCTTGATCACCAAGTTTTTCTCTAATATCAGGATCAACTGCTATTGTTTTTCTCTCAAGGTATTCATCTGGTGTAATTGGATAGATGACATTATATGGAGAATCAAGTGGTTGTAACTCAGGAAGATCTCTAATATATTGTCTGTACTGTTTCCACAATGCTTTTAATTCATCACTTCCAGGTGCATCTGGCATTTGTGTATAATCACTATCTTGAAGTAAGAACCGTCTAATAATTTTAACTCTTTTCCATGTAATAGCATTGGTTCTAGCATATTCTGCTGAGACTGCCCTTTGATAATCACTCTCTACGATATCTTTATATTCTATAAACTTTAACTTAAGAGCATCTTTTAATGTAGTAGCAGCATTCTCATCAATAGCTTTAGGATCAAAATCATATGATACCCAATTAAATTCATTTGTCTTGAAGTTCTTCTTATACTTACACCTTGCTACACTATAAGAATCATCTTCTCTATAAACAAATGTTTCTAACCTATCTTTAGCATCATCCCATAAAGGATAAAGCAATGGAATTATATCACTATTCCAATAAGCATCATTAATTTCTTTACGAATGTTTTTATATTGAATCGTTTTATCTAACGCATTCAAATATAATTCCACATTTCCAAACGAAGTCGTTGCCATAATAGTTTTTAGAATGCTTTTATAAGGTATTTAGCTCTATGATACCTAGTAATTAATGGTATAACATCTTCAACAGTTGCAGTACCAGATACAGATATTGGTGTTGATGTTGATAAAGTAAGAGTACCCTGATCAAATCTAATATTAGATTGTGATGCTGTTATCGTCTTTTTCACAACATCTATACCACTATTAGGACCACATGATCCTTGATTTCCTGGTAATGTAGCATTAGATGCTGGTGTGAATACCCTATTACTAACTTCACCATATACTATACCAAATTCTGCTAATCCCCAATCATCAGAATCCATACTACCTGACCTATCCTGCATAATATAAAGATATACACTACCTTGTCTAGCAGGATGACTTTCATCTAAATCTATTTCATACTCATCCCAACCACTAGCACTAACACTTGTTGGGGCAATTTGTTGTATAAGTGTTGGAGTTATTTCAGGTGCAGGATTAGTTTTATAGAACAATTGTAAATCTTGTCCACCACCAGGAGATTCTCCACCATTGCTACCATTACCTTTAATAACATTAAATACTAACTTCTCTGCTGCTTTCATATTTAATGGACCTATTTGTATCCATCTATCATCATCACCTCTAAAGAGAACATGTTTAGTTGCTTGAGTTGAAGCAGCAACAAAACCACCACTATTTCCAGCACCAGTACCTGCTGGAAATATATTTACATCGTCACTAGAACTATGCCATACAGCACCACCAACAGTACCAGCAGTTGTTGGCCATGTTGGACTATCTGGATATCCAGGTACATCATACACACGTCCTGCTGGAGTTGTATAATCAAGAACTGTTTCTGCACCAGGTATTATAGCATTAGCTACAACTTGAATATATCCTTCTTCTCCAGCAGTTGCTAATTCATCAGAACCAACACCACCAGCACCAGGTTGTCCAGGTGATCCAAGTACTCCACTCATAGAAGTTTGTATATTTTCACCTTGTATTTGAAAACTAACACTAGCACCAGAACCACCACCTCCACCAGAGGGATTAGTTACATTACCTGAATAATTAACTTTAAAAATTACATACCCATCACCTGTTGCTCCTTCTCCCTCAAATACAAAGTTAGCAGCACCACTTTTCCAAGCACAACGACCAGCATAACCTCCTGTTCCAGAACCAGTAGCACTGTGACCAGCACCAGCATCACCACCAGCACCACCATCACCACCTTGTCCAGCTCCACCGCCGCCACCGCCACCGCCTCCAGCGGTACATCCTCTTGCTTCTCCACCAACACCACCATCAAATCCAACAGTAGTTAAACTGTAAGCAGCAGATGCAGGATTCTGACCTGGACCTCCTGTCCAACATAGGTCTTCAATACCTCCCCAGTTATTACCACCTCCACCAGCACCACCACCGCCGCCTCCACCAGCTCCAACGATGTAACCAAGAGCACCTGTTACATAAACACCTGTTGCACCACCACCAGCACCAGCAGTTGCACCAGCACCTAATGCACCAGCACCACCAGTTCCACCAGAAGCAGCACCAGTTCCTACGTTATTATTAGCAACTTCTACCTGATTCTGTCCCCATGCATTGTCAAATCCATCACCACCTTTAGTACCAATTAAAAAATTATATTCTCCCAAATCTCCTGTTGTTACTTTTATTCTTCTACCACGTCCACCATCACCACCTAATCCATCACCAATACTCTCTGGTTTATAGTTAACATCACAACCAGATGAAGTAGTTTGGTTTCCATCTCCTCCAGCACCACCCGAAACATCTAATTCAATAGAATCAATAGTTGAATTAGCATCTAATTGGGAATCTTGAGATGGAGTGTAACTACCATTGCTAGTATAAGTCTTGTTCCAAGATCCAGAACTAGGAGTTGAACTATATCCACCATCTCCTCCAGCACCACATTCATAATCAGAATTACCTGCTCCAGTCCAACCATTTCCACCAGCAGGATTTGCACTGCTACCACCAGACGGTGCATCTCCTCCATCATTACCAGCATTATTAAATGTTACTTGGAATTTACTATTTGTTAATAATGCAGCAGGAATACTTACTGTTCCACCATCTCCACCATCTCCACCTGATATACCTGCTGTTCCTCCACTGCCACCACTACAACTAACAGTATATTGTACATTATCCAACATAAATGTGATAGCAGCAGTACCACCATTACTACCATTATTACTATAACTAGCTCCTCCTCCACCTGGAGAAACTAAGGTAACATCATATATTCTTACTCTTTCTGTTGCTTCTTCAGCACTTTTGGTAAAATTTCCAGGAGATGTTTGTTCATGAGTATATTTTTCTTCATAATCACCTGGATCATATGAATATATTGGTTTACCACCAATCTTAGCATTATCATCAACTACCCATACTTTTGGATCTGGTATACCTGTAACATCTTCAAAATATCCAGCCGCTTGTCTAACTGTCGCACCTGCTGTACCAGTACCTGCTACTGGTGCTATATTAGTACCATCAGCATCTGTTGGAATTATTTCAAATCCATTAGCACTAAATCCACCAGATTCAACTTGCCAATTACCATCATATCCTGTTCCAGCTCCAGCAATTACAATCCAATCACCAATAGAAAATCCATGATCCTCTACTGTAACAACAGTTAATTTAGTACCATCACTTGTAATAGATGTAAGAGGTTGAGTTGGTGGTTCTGTAATCTTATAAAGAAAACAACCAGGATTATTGGTATCTTCAATCTTATCACCTATACCCTCAGAGTTACCATATGTTGCAGTTAAAGAACTTTGTGGTGCATTTTCCACAAGACCATGTGAATGTCCTAATGGAAATCCATCAGATGTGGATGGTACAAAAGTCTCAACATTTCCCTTTATTCTCTGATAACCACTAGTAAAACTATCAATACCACCCATTGAAGACTGACGTGTTTCATCTGGTTGACTCGTTAATAACTGATGTCTATGCTCTGGTGGTCTGTTTGCAATATAATCAACAATAGGTCCAATTGTAATTTTCTTTGATCCTGTCAAATATGGAGAAATTGTTGCATTAACATCATCATAACCTGTTGTTAATACATCACTGATAGTGAAAAATTCTTGAGGATCATCAATTTTATCTCTACTAATCTCCCATTCACCACCAACATCACCAACTTTAATCGTTGGTCTATTTCCAACAAGGGGTGTTCCTGCTCCTTCAACACCTTCTCCATACCCTACAATCTTTCTATCTCTATAATCAGGTACTTTAAATTTACCAACAAAATGTGGATAATCCTCCCATCTAAATGCTTTTCTGATTCTAATTTTAGGATGATCAGCCAAAGTTGACATCTCAACATTAAAAGCAGTTTCAGTAATATTGCCACTGACTCCATCAATAACAAAATTATCAGTGTACTCTGGAGTAGAATTTGCTGGTGGAGTTACAAGAGCCCCTGCACCTGCTGTAAAATCTAAATGATTAACTAAAGTTTGATTATTGCTAAGATTACATACTACATGAAATCTATAAAGATGTTTCTCTCCGTCATCAGGTTGTGGACCTGAATATCCATTATCTCTAACCCATGTTTTAAACTGTCCGTATCCTGGAAGAATACTAGACTGGTCAACTGTATTAGATTGAATCGCAGCACCTGTTGGAACTGCTCCATTAGCAGCTATAGCTGTTACATTTGCTGGAATATTCTTTATATGCCACTGGATATAATTATCAGTTGAAGTATCTTTTGATAAATTCTCTAAACATATTTCCCAACTCACAACATCAACACTCTCAGGTATTCCAGCGATATTTCCCCAATTTAAATCTGGACTCCAATTCTCTGCATCACCATAACTATCATATCCTGATGGATAACAAACGGCAGGTGTTGAACTTGATGGCTCACATTCAGGAACTGTACCGTAATATTGTTCTGTTATTATTGGATTATCTTCACCAGGCACACTAATTAAAGCTGTAGAATTTAATAACCATGCAACTGTTGTTGTTGTTTCACTAGTAGCAGCATCACCAACAAGGAATCTATAAACATTAGTATCATTTCTTGATGCTAAATTCTGATAAGATTCATTATATTCTAACTTATAATCTGTATCTGGCACAAATGTTGGTGGTGTTGTACTTCCATCTGGATAATCTTTCATAGCACCAACAAATCTTAATATAGATTCATTTGGATAGAAACGTGACCTTATTGTAGTACCATTAGGATGTACAAATGTATCTTTATAAATCTCTGCATATAAGTCAGCTTGATTAATAAATGTTCTAAATATCGTTCCTTCTGTACCAGGAGTTTCCCATATATAAGAATTTGCAGTTAATAAATCTGTATTACTTAAATAATCATTACGTATAATATCATATAATAATGGATAATCTTTAATTTTATATTCAGCACCATCACAATACAAGAAACCTCTTTGAGCATAATGATGATCATACTCAATAGATGTCCAAGATTGATCTGGAACATCAGTGGTATCAGTATAAGCATTAACTAATGTAGGTACAATAGCACCTATCTGAGTATAAGATCCAGATTTATCACTGTACCAATTAGGTGTATGAGTCTCAGTTAATTGGACTCCATTCCTGTCTATGGTATTGTTAGGTCTGTAAAATGCCATCAGGTCTTTATCAAGTACTCTTGGACAATGTAAGGCTGTATATATTTATCAGCTTTTGGTTCATCATTCTTTGAAATAGTAATACTAGACTGCAATCCAGAATCTGCTCTTGCACTAGATGCTCTAGTTCTCATAATATATGTATGAGGTTCATCGGTATCCATTTCAAGAATATGTCTGTGATTATTACTATCACCTGTAAGTCCAGTATCCGATGTTATATTTTGAACAGCCGTTGGACTAATAGTAACATTTTCATCATATGGAGCAAATGGAAGATTTTTTGGTTTGTCGTATTGTTGTAAATCAGTTTCGGCAGTTTTACTAAATGGGTCAACAACAGTAGGTCCATCAGTACCAGCCCAACACCACCCAATCAAAGGAATATTCCTACAAATACACTCAGTTGTGAATGTTGGTTCATAATAAACATTTGTATTACTTGGTAAAGTATGTTCACCAAAAATATTGGTAAAATTTCCAGCAGGTGGCTGTGCAGGATCTTTATTAGTGTGGTTACACTTCCTACTACCTTGACCACCATCGTCTAAAATAACTTGAACATATTCATTCTCTAATGCCATGTTAGGACAAGTTACTTCATCTGGCCATAAACAATATTGTTGTGTTACAAATGAATTACAAACACCATTCCAACAAGCACCATAAGAATTATAATAGTTAGCAGGAGCTCCATTATGTCCTGGTCTATTTGAACTATGTTGGGTGGAAAGACCAGTCCAGTACCAATAACACGCATCCTGTTCAGCAACTGCCCACCACAGACAAACACTTAAACTACTTTTTGTGTTAGTTGAGTTAGTTTGTCTACCTGAAAAATGATTTCCATTTTTATCAAATTGTCTTGCTCTAAAAGTATTTGACCTATGCATATGTGGTTGATATTGCTTCTCACTTACTTCAGCATAATATGTGTAGTTACCACTATCAACAGCAAACCTAGGTTCACCAACTAAAGGAAGTTCTTGTGGTGGAACATAAAATGATCCATCATATGTTAACTCATAAGGACTAGGAATATTCTGAATAACATCTAACCCAACACCAGATTTAATAACATCACGTTCAGGATCAACATTCTTATTAGTAACAACCAAGTCAACATATTGTCCTATATTAGCAGATGAAGTTGCTCTAATATGTTTCATCCTAAGATCTGGAAGCTGAAATTGAGTATCAGACAACGCTTGATCTTCTTTCCTAAACTTACATTCATCTCCAACACCAAGAACCATTGCAAGCATTGGATAATCTGTTGCTGATAAAATTCTACCATCACAAGTAAGATATCCTGGTGGTATTAACTCCATATTAACAGAACTAGCAGGATCATCACTTACTATACGTTTTGGAAAATTGATAATAGTTCCCGTTAATGAACCATGCTTTCCTTTTTCTCTGTTATAAAATACCGCCATTAGAATGCCCTCATAATGTATATCATTGTTAATGAAGGAGTATTGGAATTGACATTAACTGTTAATGCACTAGCGATATCAAATGGATCTGTAGTTCCAGTTTGAATATTATTTACCAATACTGTTCCTGGTATTTTTAATCCTGACCCCATTGTTACCTCCATTGCTTCATGTCTGTGTGCTTGTAATGATAAATCAGCCCATCTTTCTGCTTCATGATTTAATGTTGTACTGTATGTATTACCAGTATTTGTATCAGGATCAAAAGGTCCATTTGTATTTACTGGTTGACTTTCAGTACTAGGATCATATACCATATCGTCAACATAATCATTCCCCATACCAGATCCTCTATGAGCATCAGGAATATCTGGTGATGCATAGTAATTCTTTCTACCACCATAATATCCAGGTGGTGGAAATGATCCGACATGAGCACTCTGTTGTATAGCACTAACAGCACTGTTATCATCAGTATAACTATCAACACAACCAGCACACTGATCCACTGCTCTACCACCAGTTATGGGTTGTGGTACTAATTGTTTTGCAGCAACATTAGCAATATTCTGTTTTGACGAACCACTAACTAAAGTTTGATCTTGTTCACTACTCCATGTAATATCTAAAGTTCCTGGTAGAAATCTATGAGCAAAAGAATCACCACCTCTATTTCCCGTCAATGAAGCTGATGTTGTTTGAGCATCAGTTGGTCCTCTTTGGACAAGGGGTGGTTGGAATTCTAAAGCATAACTTCCATCCCTAACAGTTGTCCAAATCTGATCAACATCATTATCACTAGCAGCTCTATGAGCATGATCTTTGGTATGATCAATACCTAATTTTCTAGGTAAAGTATGAACTGTGGTATAGTAAATAGGATCATCCATAACAATTCCAGTTATTCTACCTGCTAAATTATCAGCAGCTTCAACTTGGAAAGTAATACTAACATTACTCTTATTAAGAACCTTTGCTTCTGTTCCTTCTGTACCATTTTTACTAATATATTTACCAATATCTACAAGATCATTATATCTAGAATCTCCTGTAGCATAATAAGAATCAGAATCAAGAGAACCTATCCTAGTAGATTCAATATCAACTAAAGGACGTTGATTTAAATTAGGTATTTGAAAGGTATCAACATGACCTCTCGTAACATCTTTATTATATGGATATGGATTAACAATACCATAATTTACTCCTAGAGTAAAAGAAGCATTGTCAGAAAATGGTCCATATGTATTTCCAATTATCCTAGCAAGGATAGGATAATCAGCAGCAAGTAAACTTTGATTAGTAGCATTACATATAATCCATCCAGAAGGTATTCCTTCTAATGAATCAATATTTAAAGAACTACCTGCCCATGCCATGATTGTACCAATAGGTGCAATCTTTTGTGATTTAATACGATTATAATGTGCCAATATTACACCTCCTTGAGCCACCAACCTGAAGCAGAACCTCCAACAACTCCACCATTACTATCCACACCACCAAGGTATATTAAAGTAAATGCAGCATTAGGAGTCTGTACTACCAACTCACCAGATGGATACTGAACAGTTAATCCACCCAATATTGTTCCTGTACTATCACCCTGAACTCTTGTTCCAATACCTTGTGCTCTAACAATAAGTGAAGTATTATATGTTAGGTTACCACCAACATCAATAATATTTACTGTATCACCTGTAATTGGATTAGCAGGTAGATAAACAACAAATTCATCACTTGTTTCAACATTAACCATATAAGTTATATTTGGAATCAAGTATGTTGCTGATTCTTCTGCACCAGTTGCTATGTATCTTGTATGAGTACCACCTGTTCTAGTTATAAAATTATCAATGCCATATGCATTAATTGATGCATCTTTGTTAATGTCATATGTGTATACACCATTAACACCAAGATTTGTTAAAGAAAGTTGCGGAACAGCACCTGGTGCTGTAGATCCTTCACCACGAATTGTAACACTAGTTCCAGCAACTACTTCACCAAGTGAATTAACTGATAATGTTGGTAATACACCATAAGCACCTATTGACTCTGGATCACCAGCAGAGTACCAGCTCATATTACCTCTGGCAGTTAAGTCACCTTGTAGATAAAGCAAACCTAAATGATCTGCGTGACCATCATCATTGGTAAATGATAATAATTTGGTATTTCTAACTGAATCATAGATGGTTAGACCACCACCAATCATTTCAAAATTTCTACCAATTGTAAGATCACCAGATCCACCTAATGTTCCAACATGAGTAAACTCATTCATGTTTAATTGATGAGCATTACCAAATAAACTATCAACAACAAAGAACAATTGATCATCAAGTTTACCAGCAATATTTCTAGTATCAACAAATCTCAAGAAACCAGTATAATCTTGCTTCTGCTGTACAATATATCCCCTATCAATAATTAATGAAACATATTCTGTATTAACCCCACTAAGAACTCTAGTTCTATTAGCAATATCCGTAATACCAGATGTCTCAGGGTGTTTGAGTATTCTCATTACAGAAGAAGTAACTGCTGGATAATCAGTTAATGGACGTGCTGTTGTCCCTTCTTGTGCAGGAATTGCTCTGATTTTCTTAGTAGTATCCTCAACAGCAACTACCTTCATTATCTCAAACTTCTGACCTGTTAGACCTTTACCAACAATATCTGCTGTTACTCCAACAACAATTAAGTCATCAGTAGCAAACTTACCATCTTCTCTACCAAGACTTTCAACTATAAGATGTACTTCTCCAAGCATTGATCCAGTACCTGCTACTGGTAATGCTGTTAATGTAGTATTTGGACCAGCATCAGTAGTAGAATTACTTGGATTTATTGTCTTAGGATCTAACCAATAAGAATAAACCCTAATATCATCCGTCAATGTCTCATATCTACCAACTGTATTAGCAACAGTTTCTGTAGAAGGAAGAACTCTCTTTACTTCAATTCTTCTATTTTGATTATTTAATTCTAAAGAACCTATACATGTATCAAACTCTAATGTATTTCCACCATGACCATCATTAATAACAAAAGTTTCATTACTACTAATCCTAAACTGGACATCAAGTACTTCAGCAGGTAAATTAATAAATCTACTGAGTTTAATAGAATCATTATCAACCTCAGTTATCCTAGTATCAGTATATACTATGATTGATTGACTATCTGAGTAAGTATTTAAATGAACTACATCACCAACCCTAAGATTAGAAGTATCAGAAATACCAGTAATCTTAGTTGTTGTACCTGAAGTAGCATTATCAGGTGCTATATCACCAGTAATTACAATACCATTTTCAAATCTTGATCCTTTCGGTCTAACATCACATCCACCATCAAGTCTAAATGCACCATTCATAATGGTGTCACCACCAATATAAGTATCACCAGTAACAGAGTTAACAACAAACATGTCAACATCTGGAGTATCACAATTAGAAACTCTAAACTTCTGTTCTATTAGAGAAAGAAGTTGTTGAACTCCAATAACTTCACCTACACTTGGTGTAGCAGGATCACGATCAACAATGATATAATCACCTGTATTCAATCCACCACCAAATTCTGCTAGGTCAATGTTATCTGTTGCAGAATTATCATCATCAAGATCATCTGTTATCCATGTGGCATCAAACTGTACATCAACTTTGTAGATAGGAGTATTATCTTTATGGTTATCTAATGCAGCAGTAAATGTACCAAATGGTTGACGCTTAACTTTAAGAACATATGGGAATACAGTAGTTCTTGTTAATTCAACAATCTGAACTATTTCTGGATGTCTTGGTGTTGCCTCAACAGCACTATTAATGATAATATAGTCATTTGTTGCGAAATAATTATTTGGTGCAGATTGTAATGGTAACCAGTATTCATCACCTGTCAATGCAGGAAGATCTTGTGGTGAAGTAATAGGATTACCACCTAAACCTGTTTGAGGATTCTGATAATATGAAGTACCCCATTCATTACCACCCCAAGCATCAATTTCATTGTATCCATCTTCACCACTACTCTTAGTAATAACATTTAATATGTCAACATCTTTAGGAGGTGTAGCACCACCACCAGCAGTATGTGCAGCAATAGCAGATCCTAATTGTCCTCTAGTACCAGTAAATTCAAATGCAGATGTACCACCACATAGATGAATATCAGCATGGAACTTAGCAGATGCAACAACCTCAAGTTGGTTGTTAACCTTAGTTCTACCACCAGAACCAGCAATATTAATTTCAGATGCAAATGTAGCAAAATCAATGATAGATGGACCACCACTATTAGCAAAGAATTCAATCTTAGATGCTTGAGAAGATAGACGTGCAGTACCAAACTGTCTTCTAAATCCTAACCATGCATCACCATCCATTCTAAAGCTGGCAGTACCAATATTAATGAATGAATTATCTTCATTAGATTCATATGCACCACCAAGCCAAGTTCTTGATATATTATTACCAGTACCATCAGGAGTATCACCAACATAGATGTTACTATTAACACTCTTATTACCAATCTTAATGTCTTGTATAAGTTGAGTTACGTCACCAATTTCAATATTCTGAACTGATCCACCAATCTTAAGACCTTGTGCAGGACGTGTTCCAGTTGTAAGACCTAGGAACCCAGTATCCATTACAAAATTAAATGTTCCGTCAGTAATAGTAGTTGTAATATCAGCATGACGAGCACTACCAGCACCAAGACCATTAACTGCTATATCGTTCTGGAATATGGCAGTATTAGAGAAGTAAGATGTTCCAATAACATTAAAGTTAGTGATCATCTCTACTAGAGTTGCATTAACACCAACCCTACCGCCAGGTTGTCCAGGAGTACTCTGAGTAGTAGAAACTCTGAATGTTGCAGCATCATCTGGATCAAAGTTGCCTTGAGCACCTTGGAAACCAACTAACAATGCATGATCTACAGGAGTCTCAGTCTTAACAATATTAGCATTAGATGTGTTATTATAATCATTAATTAAATGACCACTTATATGTGTAGTACCAACAACATCCAAGTTAGCACGTGGATCTGTTTCATTAGAAACAAATGCATTTGCATGTGCAGTATGACGTGAACGTGCTACAGTATTAACACCAAGTTTATACTGACCAATTGTTTGAGTATCTGTTCTGAGTGTCTCAGCACCAACAACACCAATTTCTTTCCATCCAGAAGCAGCAACTTCCATTGTTGCTCCAGTTGGGAATGATAGATCGCCAGCTGCAATAGCATCATTTGGAGAGATGTTGAATTGCATAGTAGATCCACCAGCACTCAATCCAGTGTTGATTATCCATGTGCCATTAATCTCTGGTAATGCAGTTATACCAGAAATTCTAATTTCCATTCCTGGTTCAACACCACCTGGAGTCGCATTAGAATTGCTAACACCACTTACATAAGATACAGTAATAGTATTAGTATTATTAAATGTAAGTTTCCAAACATTACCAGTGACATCTACAAATGCACTAGCAAGTATCCAACCCCATGATCCACTTCTTCCTACTTCAGAACCTTTGAGTAGTATATCACCACTTAAAGGAGCTCCACCAGCACCATAACCAACAGCCTGAAGTGAGCTATAAGTAGCAGCTTGATCAGGTGTTACGTTAGATGCAATATTACTTGATCCGACACAATGTGTTTGAATCTTATATCCTTGTCCAGAACCATTAGAACCACGTGGATTCCATTCAAATATAGAAGAAGCAACCTTATTACCAGCAATTATTATGTCACCATTTGTTAAACGATTCTTAGTTTGAGCTGTTCTATCAAGAGTTATATCATCTTTTGTATTTGATACATTAGATGTAATCTTAAGTGAAGTTAATAAACCTTTATTAGGATCACCAAGAGTTGTATTTCTAACTTCAGGGGCTACATTAATTGTAACTGGAGAATTAAATGTACTTGGTTTATCATTATTCTCTCCACCATTAACAGTAATATACTCATTAAACGTAACAGGAGTATCAAATGTAGTAACAAGATCACCGATTGCATCATCTTCATCAGAAGAATCTTGTAGTGATGCTTTCTCTAGGAATTCTTCCTCACCAGTAATAGCATCAATCTTACGATTACCAATGTATAGATCACCATTAGAGTTAAGACCAGTATAGAATACTAAACCACCATCTTGCTTTTTAGACTGTGAATAGAAATCTTGAATTGCACTAAGCAATACTTCCTGACGAGCAGGGAAACCAGTTGAGTAGTTACCTGGACCAAAACCAAGGTATTCAAATGTGTGGTTACCAGCTCTTGCTATAGACGGTCTTCGTAATTCAACATACAATCTTTGTTGAGATACAACAGTATTATCACCAGCAATAGGAATCAATCTATCTTCAGATCCAGCAGAAGCATTACCCTTTTGTGCTTGAAGTTTATTGCTACGATCATATTGGTTTACGGTCACATCATAAGTATTATTCTTCAATGCTTCAGAATGAAGTATATCAATGACAGACTCCTTAGTAGAAGAACCCTTAAAGTCGTTAACAGTAACTAAACCATGAACATAGTTGTCAGCAGCAGAATATGTTGCAGGAGGATCAACAGCATTAGGATCAACTTGTTTGAACCATAAAGGATCATTCTTATAATTTAATGGATATAATTTGCTAACAGGTTGAGAGAACTTAAATTTATGGAAGTTCTTCTGATTACCAGCACCTGTTGGATAAGGTGACATATTACCACGAATAGCAGTAATATAGAAAATACCATCCTGTTGGTCAAAAATACGTCTCTGAACTTCTTCTACATCAAAGATATAGAATGTATCATCAATCTCACCAACATCCTGTACTGATTCAACATAAAACTCTATGTTAGCATCATCAACAATCCTATCACCAGGAGTAATAGTATAAACCTTAGCACCATTCTGACGATAGTAATACTCTGGTAATTCTTCTTTAATTAGATCTTTTAGAACTAGAGACTTACCATAGTCAGGGTAATTTTTTAGATCAGCAAATGCTGAACCTTGTGAGAACCTTATGTTATCTGTTGAAGAATATTTAATATCTCCAGATATACCCTTAAGAATTAAATGCCATGTAGTTGTATTAGGTACATTAATAACAGCGTGAATATAACCATACCCAGAACTATTACCAGACCATGTTACTTTATTTGAATTAGAACCAGCATCTACATTAGAAGTTGTATTTTCTACAAAATCAGCACCTTGAGGTTCATTAATTTCAACTGTTGTGAATGTCTCATTTTTAAGTGCAATATTCTCAACACGTGGGTTAATAACAGTTAGCTCAGTACCACCTGAAACAAACTTTGCTGACTCAACAGTCATATCAACGTAAGTATTCTTTGTGGTAATACTCTTAGCATATTGTCTAGTACCACTAGTATCCTTCTTATAAGGATCGTATGCTTTCTCTAGATCAAGATTTAAATTAACATCGGCAAAATTACTAGCATTATATCCAATAATTTCAGTTCCTTGACCACTATCAGGTGTGTTATAGAACTTCGCTTGTGTAACAGAACCAGTAACTGGCTTCAGCATCAATTTCTGTGGAAGAAGTTTTCTAGTATCATCCTTTCTCATCTTAATGGTAAATCCATTAAGAGGATCACGAACAGATCTTAGATACTTAGGAATAACATAACGTAAACGATAGATACGATCATCAGCAGGTCTTTCATCCTTAAGTCTTTCATACCATGAATCATTTGTCTTATTATTACCAGAAGTATCACTATAAGTTGATTCATGGAATCTAGCTAAGATACTCTGAGCATCATAACTTGGAGTTCCAGACTCTGATTCATTCTTAACCTGTAAATACCACTTACCATAAATTACAGGAGTAGTTCCTGCATTTGCAAACGTAGGATCATAACGCATTGGTGACTCACGCTTGTCTGCGAATACAGTGAAATCATAAGCTCCAGATTGGAAAATAATTGGATTTGTATTTGCTATTGCATCAGCATGTGTCTTATGTACTGTAAACACCTTGAAGTTCTGGTATCTTGCATAGAAGAACTTATCACTACGAATAATAGAACCTACTGCAATGTCTGGATCAGAAGCCTGTGCAGGATTTACTATAGGTAGACTACCACTCTCATTCTTTCTAAAGAATACTTTATGTGGTTCAACAGTAATATTCTGAACATCAAAAATATGTGGTACATCAGTTTTAATACCACCCTGTACAGCACCAGCACCACTATCAAGTTTACACTTATACTCATGTAGATCATACTTATCATCAAGAACAAACTGATAGATATCAATTTCAATATCTGGATGAATTGCATCTACTTCAGCAGAATGAATGTAAATACCAGCAGCAGCATTTTCCTTACTGCTTGCAAGCATCAATTTAGTTTGATCAGTACCATTAAAGGTTGTTGAACCAGCATAATTTTCTGGTTGTGTATTTCTACCTGGAGCAATTACATAATACTTAGTATTAGTGTCAAATCCATTAGGCAATCTTACATTACGCTTATCAACTCCAACATATTTGTTTGTTGATCTATCGTAACGTGGTCTTGGAACCAATCTTACAACAGTACCTGTTTCTAATTCATGAGGATTAGAACCTGTTAGTGGTCCTGGAGTCCAATTACCAAGAGTAAATACTGTTGCTCTAGATGATAAATCAGAAGAGTTGGAAGGTTGATTTCTAGTAACAGCACCCAAACCAGTCTGAATAATTGTATTGATGTTAGCAAAATACTGACGAACTTGATTTGCAACATCATTACACTGAGGATATGTATTATCCTGAGTTATAGTATCATCAACTACTGGACTATAAGCAGTTGTATAGCGGCCAGAAGGTAATGTAAAGTATAAGTAAGTATTATTTGTAGTTGCATCAGCATTAACTGGATTACCAGTAGATAATCCTTTTGGAGATTCAGTTCTTTCAATACTATTCAAATAATTATTTGTCTGAATAGTATTAGTAAGTATACTAAAGAGAGTTGTAATAGTTGAAGCAACATTCTGACACTTACCATTAGAAATATTTCTAGTTACACTACCAAGAGATGATGGTGTAGTAATAGTATCAGTAACAATCTTAAAGAGTGTATCAATGGTAGATCTAATATTATTACATCTACCACCAGATCTTGTTCTTGTTACTTGAGCAAGACTTGCAGGATCTGTAATAGCATTTTGTGCTATAGTAGAAAGAGTATTAATAGTAGATTCTACTGTTGTACACTTATAAGTTGAAGCAGTTCTTGTAACACTTGCAAGAGATGTTGGTGTACTAATAGCATTGGTAAGAATAGTCACCAATGTATCAACAGAACTTAATACTGTATTGCAATCACCATTAGTAACACCATCAGTAATATCAGTATCCTTTGTCTGAGTTAATGAAGTATAGTTATTAGAAGTAACAGTTACATTAGTAGCAACTTCTTTAATAATATCACGAGCCTGTTCAATAGCATATACAGTCTCAAATGTGTTAATTGCTTGAACAGCACCACCAACATATAGATTAGCAGTGTCCCAAGTACGATCATTACCACCTTGTCTGATATTATGTGCAACTACATCAACAATATCCTTCAAATCATCAACACAATCACTTTGTGCGTATCCAGTAGGAGGTTGGTATGAAGGGTATTGAGCAATCATTCTACCCATTGCAACTTCTGCAATGAAATTTTTGTTGGCAGAAATTAAGTTAACTGCATCAGCAACTTTATTATTTTGTGGTGATGCTACACTAGGAGTAATACTAGTATCAAATGTTTGAGTAAGAGAATTAGATGAAACTTTAAGAATTCTCTCGTTTCTCATTGCTTGAATCATCAATTGAGTAGCATCCTTAAATGCTTCAATTGTTTGATCCTCTTCACCTGCAACATGAGCACCTGTAACATACAAGTTTGCCATATCCCAGACTCTATCATTACCACCAAATCCTACGTTATGAGCAATTTCAACAACAAAATCTCTAATGTCATCAATACAATCTTGCTTATTACCTGTGGGTGGTAAGAATCCAACATTATTAAGGATCATCCTTGCATATGCTTCATGTGCAATTAAATCTGCATTATCAATTATTAGATTATATGCATCGCCATTTTTATCTACAGGTGCATCTGCATTTGCATCAAATGTTATCCCAGTATTATATGTTTGTCCTAATCCATGAGAACCAATAGAAAGAATCTTCTGGTTCTTGATGACTTGTGCAGCCATCTCCTTAGCATGTTCAAATACCACATTAGTCTCTGTCTCTTCACCAGCAACGTGAGCACCAGTCTTATATGAATAAGCAGCATCCCATGTCTTATCGTTACCACCATATGCTACGTTATCTGCAATTGCTTCTAGTAAATCTCTAACATCATCAATACAATCTACATTATGATAAGATCTATTTCCAGCAACAGAGAATATCTTATGAACTGAATTATTAACAGCACTAACAAAAGTATGATCATACAATCCACCACTGGTCACAGCACCAGTATCAGCACCTGTAAATAAATGTGTATGTTGTTCACCAACAGGAGAAGCACCAACATTAACTGTTATGGTTCCACCCTGTTTCTGCAATCCATTTGTTGCTCCTCTTACAAACTGGTGAGCTTGATCTGGATAATGCTTAACACAATCTGTCTTAGCAGATACAAATTCATGCACAGACTGTGGTGAGTATTCAACTGCGTCAGCAGTACTTGATAGAGGAACAAAAGTATGTGTATACTGATCTCCTGATAACACAACTGCTCTTGTAATACCATTAGGAGTAGCATCTACAAATGAATGACTGTAATTACCACCAGCAGTGATAGCATTAGGAAGTGCAGTTACAAATGCATGTGTAGTTGTGTTAGAAGAAGGAATAGTATCTAGAACTTGAACAGTAATAGTAGTTGCAGTAACACCCTGAACAACGAAAGCCTTATCATAGAATGGATCAGATGAACGTGGATATGCATGTTCTGTAGCATTAGCATCCTGACCACATGTAAAGATTAGAGATTCCTTAGCAATCTTTATATTATCACCAGCAGTATAATTATGAGCACCAATGGTCAATTCCATAAGACCAGTAGTAGGATTATAAGAAGCATCACTAGGTGTATGATGTACTAGAAGTGATTTTCCAACTTGAATATCAAATGTATCAGTAGTAACATTAAAAATAGGAACAAACTTACCACTAATAGGATCAGTAGCACGAGGATATGTTTTCTCAGAAACATTACCATCCATCGCACATGTCATTCTAATAGAATCATTATTAAGTTTAACTCTTTCACCAACAAGTAAACCATGACCAGCAGAAGTAATAGTTAAGTAACCAGTTGCTGCATTATATGAAGCATCACCTGCTGTTAAAAACTTATTAAGACCAACAAATACATGATCAGTTGTGTTAGTTGAAGGCCAAGATTGAAGAACACCTATAGTAACAGTATCAATAGTTACATCCTTAACTATTGCTGATCCATCTAACATTAACTTATCAGTAGCACGAGGATAAGAATGCTCTGTCGCATTATTATCTTCTTCACATGTAAAGATTAAAGATTCTTTAGCAACTCTAATATGCTGACCATTAGAAAGTCCATGACCAGCCATAGTAAGAACCATATCGCCAGTTGTAGGATCATAGTCAGCAGAAGTTGGTTCAAATGCAGTAGCTTCAGCAGAACCAACATTAATAGTTACTGTTCCATCTTGTTTTTCAAGACCATCATCAACAGCATCTTCAAATTTATGAAGTGAAGTATCACTAGAAACTCCAACATTAACTTCAAATGTATCTGTCTGTACATTAGAAACTTGCAACCACCTTCCACTGTTTTGATCAAAATCATTACGTGGATATGCTTTATTGGTTGCATTACCATCAAGTGTGCAACTAAATCTTATAGAATCATCTGCAAACTTAACATAATCATTATTACTAAATCCATGTCCAGCAACAGTAACAATCATCTTACCATCAACAGGAGTATAAAGAGCATCTGTTACTGTATGCTTAGTTGATCCAACTGCATCCACTCTTATAGACTTAGTAGCATAAGGATCAGTACCAGGACGAGGATACTTATGTGTTGTTATATTATTATCTTTATCACAAGTAAATGCTAAACTATCATTCTTAAGAGTAATATCAGAACCAACAGAAATTCCATGCTGACCTATAGTAAGAACCATTTCACCTGTCTGTTCATTATAAGAAACAGCAGAAGGTGAGAATGTCTTATTTGTTCCTGCATTACCAACATTAACAGAAATAGTTGTATCTGTTGTAGAAGTAATATGTAAAGATCTTGAAGATGCTTTATCAACACCAGCACGAGGATATGATTGAGGAACTTGATTTCCATCCATTGCACATGTGAATGATAAAGATTCATTATCAATTACAATGCCATCACCTTCAGAGAGGTTATGAGATCCAACAGTTAATACCAACTCACCAGAAGAAGGATCATATGTTGCATCAGTTGGAGTTAATTTTTGATCAGATCCAGCAAGTCCAACATTAACTTTAAATGTATCTGAGGTAACATCAGAAATATCTAACCATTTGCCATCAGCAGGATCAGATTCTCTAGGATAGCTATGCTCAGAAGCATAATTATCCATTGCACATTTAAAGGTTAGAGAATCTCTAGTAAGTTTAACTCTTGAATCCGAATTTAATCCATGATTAGGAACTGTAATTTCTAATATACCATCTTTAGGTGTATAACTTGCATCAGTAATTGTATGGAAAGAACTACCAACTTTAGTAATCTCTAATGCATTACGCCATCCTCTATCTTTAAATCTATTAATAGCATTTGGTGCAATAGCAGTACATATATGAAGAGAAGTATTAGTAGAAGGTGCATTATCTAAAACTTGTATATCAAATGTATCTGTAGTTACATTAAATACTGGAGTATAACGACTTCCAAGTGGATCACCTGGTCTTGGATATTGGTGTGGAGATTGATGATCATCTTCTTTACAAGTAAATGTTAATGAACCTTGAACAACTTGTATCATGTCATCCTTCTCAAGACCATGATTAGCAAGAGTAAATGTTAATACACCTGATACTGGGTCATATCCAGCATCACTTGGTGTAAGATCAATTGTCTCATTTCTAGGATATGAGTGAGGAGTTTGGTTACTGTCCTTAGAACAAGTAAATGTTAATGATTCATCAGCAATTCTAATTGTTTGACCCTTAATAAGATTATGATCATTAAGTGTTAAAGTTAAATCACCTGTACCAGGTGTATAAATTGCATCGGTAACATTATGTGATACATCAAGAGTCTTACCAACATTAACAGTAAAATTAGCTGGTGTTGATGCAATAACTGGTAGTATGTTACTAGCAGCAGGGTCACTAATACGAGGATATGAATGCTGAGTTGCATTATTATCCATACCACATGTAAATTTTAATGCATCATAATCAATTCTAACAGAATCATTTTGTGCAAGAAGACCACTACCAACAGCAGAAACGTAATTATGAGTATAACTTCCACCAGTCTCTAAAGCACCATTAGTTGCTTCTACAAATGTGTGAGCACCAGCTGTTGCATCATTTGCCTTACCAACAATTAATGTAATTGTATCTACAGTAGCAGATTCAATTGGAATTGCTGTATTATAAAATGGATCAGGTCCATTAGGTCCAGCAGCACGAGGATATGAATGTTCTGTAGCATCGTTATCCTTAGCACAAGTAAATTTAAGTCCGTTTTCAGCAATCTTTACAGACTCACCAGCTACAATAACAGCATTATCTAATGCACCTTCAAATCTATGATCAGTAACATTAGTTGAAGGTGTAGTTGTTAATACAGTAACAGCAAAAGTATCTTTTGTTATGTTGGATATTTCTAACCACTCACCACTAACAGGATCTCCTGGACGTGGATATGAATGATTAGTACCATTGTTGTCTTCTAGGCATGAGAATGTTAAAGAATTATCATTAATCTTAACTTTATCTCCAATAGATAATCCATGATTAGCAATGGTTAAAACCATAACACCAGTTGTAGGATTATAATCAGCGTCTGAAGGTTTATGGCTAGTAGATCCACGAAGATTATGATTACCAATCTTAAGAGTTAATATACCTGTATCAGGATTATATGTTGTACCAGTTGTAGGAGTGTACTTTATTAAAGGACTAGTTCCTACATTAACTGTAAACTGATCAGTACTCTTATTTGAAATCGTTAACCATTTACCACTAACAGGATCAGAAGAACGAGGATAAGAATGCTCGGTTGAACCACTATCCATAGCACAATTGAGTACTATAGAATTATCTTTAATTAAGACTTTCTGACCATTAGTAAATCCATGAGAAGGAACAGTTAATACTAAATCACCATCAGTAGGAGTATAAACAGCACCTGTTACTGTATGTGAAGTAGCAGCAGAAAGTCCATGTGCAGTAGAAGTTAATGTTAGATCACCAGTTGCAGGATCATAAGTAGCATTAGTTGGTGTATATTGCTGAGTTGAAGAATTGAGAACCATTCTCTCAACTGCTTCATGAGCGATTAAATTCTTATTAGAAAGAATAAGATTACGTGCATCTCCATTTCTATCAGATACTAACTCTGGAGATGGATCATCAGTAATAGGATCACTAGCAGTAGAACTAGATTGTGTTAACCCATGAGAACCAAATACAAATATATTCTCCTTACGCATGACCTGTATAGCCATGTCCTTAGCATAATTAAATCCAGCAAGAGTTTCTTCTTTCTTATCTTCTAGATCAACAACAGCACCACTTTCATAGTGATATGCAGCATCCCATGTTTCTGCATTACCACCATAACCTGTATTCTCAGCAACTGCTTCAACTACTTTACCTAAATCATTAAGGCATTTTACTTTACTTGTAGCAAGCGTATATCCTGTAGAAGGAGTATAATTAGGGAAATCAAGAAGCATTCTTTCATATGCTTCATTTGCAATAAAATCTTTATTAGCAAGAATTAATTCTCTTGCATTACCATGACGATCAGATGCAACTCTCTTCTCCTCATTTTGTGTATTATCACCCAACTCAATAGAAGTTGAGTCAATAACCTTCTTAACAAATGTATTATCAGGAATTACAGGAGTTGAAGGACGTTGAGCATTAGAATTTAATTTACCACTAGTAAACTGACTAGGATCATAATCAGCAACTGTCATACCCTCAACAACACCACTAGTATCACCAATATTAACTATTGCAGATCCATTAGATGTGCTTACACCATTACGTAAATACGTAAAGTTACGCATTGCTGCAAGAGCAACATCTCTAGCATAATTATATCCCTCTAAAGTCTCATTCAGTTCTCCAGTAATATATGATAACTGACTAGCAACAAAATATGATTCAGCAGCCTGTATTGTATTAACATTACCACCCAATCTTAAATCTTGTACAGTAGCATCAATTAAATATCCAACGTCCCTACGACATTTCTCAATTGTTATACCTTCTTTAATCTTAAGTGTGGGATACTTAGCAAGAATATAATCATAAGCTTCATGAGCAATAAAATCTTTATTTGCTTCAATTCTATCAGCAGCATCAAGAGTCTGATTGTTAATAGTTACTCCAGATGGATTAAGAATATCAGCAGCAGCAGTAAACTTCTTAAATCCACTAGGACTTATAGTAGCGTGGTATTCAGTATTTGCACCAGCAGATCTTGGTTGTAATTTAACAAACAATTTATCATCTGTCTTAGCACCTACACGATAACCACCAATAGTTGCAGCAGGACGACTTGATGGGTTATATGCTTCATCATCTCCAAGGAATACTTTAGTGTGGTTGGAAATATCATTTGATGCATATACATCAAGAGTATAATAAGATTGTTTAGTTGTATTACCTACACTATCTACTACCTCTTGAGGTGGAACAATGTCTGTAATATATCCACCCTTATCTTGGTTAAAGGCATAACCTTTATGACCAATAGCATGGAGTGATGTATTACCGAAGTTACTGTTAGAGTTGGTGATACTCATGTCACCACCACTTTCCATCAGGAAGTGATCAGCGAAACCAACAGCGAAGATACTAACACACTGAATGAATGCGTCTTCAGATGCACGAACGTGGAAGTTTCTCCAGTCATCCTTCCAGAATGCATCACCCTTAGTATG